TGAATACGTTTGTTTTACAGTTTCGATGATGAACTTCTGCTTTGCATCCCACCAAGCAGCAAGTTCTGCATCATTGGTTTCGATACTGTTCTGGCGGTTCTTGGTATCCTGCAGACGTGCTTCACGAACAACGAAATCCAAGTCCTTAGTTGGGTCTGCATATCGCTGACTGAACTCCTGGAAGGAGAACGAACGGTGACGTAGAATCTGGCGAGCGATATCTCGGGTAGTGGTGATTTCTATGCAGGCACTAGCCATCTCTAGAGGCGACCAGTGTTGATGTTTAATCAGATACCGAATCAATCGCTCACTAGTTTCCATATTGAACTGACCGGATGGATTACTGACCTTAGCGCAAAATGCAACCAAGTCCTGGACATCCTTGATACCATCTTTCAAAAACTCATCCGCCGGACGACTAAAACTCACTAACTTGACTTGCATTAAATTACTCCTGTTACCCAATTCTCAGCACAATCTTCAGCATAGTCAATGGAATGTCCACTGATAACACGAGACTCCACCAACTCTTTATTCTCATACATCTCTACGACGTAATCAAACCCTTCACCGATGCATACACGAGCGACACGTTTAAACGAGTGTCGTGCTGGATCAGAATAAAATTCACTCAATGGTCTTACAATAGTTGTCGTCATACTTTAAATCCTGAAAAGTCTTTTCGTTCACGAGTCCCGAAAGTGTTAATAGGTTTATCTGGCATCTCAGGACTTGTATCCTGAATCAAACTTTGTGCAGACTGTTCAACGTCATAGAGACGCATCTTTGCACGATCCACACCAACGATAAACCTTTTATTACTGGTCGGATCATTATATCTATTCTTCAATTGTTTCACCATCAACTGACCTAGCTTTTCCAGATCTTCAGTTGAGATAAGAGCGAACATAAGGTCTGCCGTAGCGGGTAGACCAAAACTTTCAGACGTGTCTTCCAGACCAACATCCGTATTAGAAAAACCAGACCTTGTCGTCTGAGTCGCCGAAACGATCGGCACGTCAAATTCCACAGCGAGACCACGCAGTTCCTCCGCAATTGCCTTTACATACGAGTATGTATTCACGGAACCGCCGAGACCTTTCATACGTGACGATGCACAGATGTTCAGATAATCAATGAAGATGATATCGGGTTTGAAGTTCTTCTTCAGGCGTAGGTCGTTCAACAATGCACGAAAGTGTCCTGCATGTGCGGAACCAGTAGGATACTCTTTGACGAGTAGTTTACCCTGAGTCTTACTTGCAATCTTACTGATCTTGGTCTCAAACATATCACGAGATAGGTTTTCCAACTGATCGATAGGAAGGTTCATCAGGTTTGCGTCAATACGTTCAGCGATACGTTCTTCTGCCATCTCCATAGTGATATAGAGAACGTTCTTACCTTGAGTAAGAGCATTTGCGCCGACAGAACACATGAACAATGACTTACCGACACCAGTTCCTGCAAGACAGATATTCAAAGTCTTACGAGGCAGACCGCCTTTAGTGATCTTGTCAAAGAATTCCAGACCGAAGGGGATACGTTCTTCTACACGATGATAGAAGTCATAACGAGACTCGAAGTTTTCAATGTAATCGTGACCGATATTTGGGTCAAACGAAATACTCAACGCACCCTTCAGGATCTCTGGAATTGCATTGGGGGACATGTCCTTGGACTTACCATCAATGATCTGAATAGATTCCATGATAGCAAGATACAATGCACGATCCTGACACCACTTCTCAGTAGAGTCGTATAACCATTTCTGATCTACTGCATCTTTTGGTTTTCTTGCAATAGATGCGAGTAGATCGACGACCTCGGTAGAAATCTTATCTCCGTTCTGAATATCAATCAGAAGCGATTCGGCAGTTGGTCGTGCATTGTATTTCTCAAGGTGATTGTTGATTAGATTGAAGAGTTCTTTACTAGTTGCGTCAAAGTATTGACCATTCAAGAAGGGGATAACCCTTCGAGCATAGTCATCATCATGTAGTAGGTTCTTAAGAACCGTTAGTTGCATCTGTTCGTTCATCTTTACCAATTCTGAATTTATTGTTTTCTAAAGCGTCTGTTAGGATATGACTTAGGATATCGCCAATGTGATTATTAAAGTCAGGATCACATTTTAACACACTTTCATCAAAGTCACAAGCATCTAATATCGCATAATTGAATTGGAGAGTAGCACCATCTTGAGTGTCTGGATGTTCACGTAGACCGATCTTACCATACGCATACTGAACACCCTCCCAGGCACCAGTCTTGATATGAACCGCCCAATTCTCAGACATTGGGTTCTCCATGAAGGTATAGTCGTCACTCGTTACCATCGACATATTCCTCATCTTCTTCAACGAGTTCTGCCTGAGCATCATCCAACATAGAACGATGACCGACGGTATACATTTCAGCAACAGCAGTCTGGAAACTTTCAGATGCAAGGATGTCTTTCCAGAACCCAGCGGTCTGAGTTTCTTTCTCACGAACCTTATTACCGATCATCTCACCAGTTTCTTTATCAACCAACTGATACCAACCATTAGAAGGTTTGATCACATGACCAGTTACCAATGCGATATCAAGCAGACCAGAATACTTCATGATACCACCATCGTAAGATACAGAGATTGGAATCTTAGACTTCTCACGAACATAACGACTCTTCTCAATGTTAATGATGAAGTGATATCCCTGGATCTCTGTTCCAACCTTGTCTTGTTGACGACCGATAATCCAGATGTTATCTGCAGAGTAGTAAATACCAGTTCCACCACCGACGATATCTTTCGGGAACAGACCGATCTCTTTATACGTATGGTTAACTGCAACCATAGGCACATCTTTCATGGTCAGATAAGGTGTGATCATGCGGAACAGACCCTTGAGTGCCTTTGCACGAGACATATCTGCAACAGACTTCTCGTTCAATGCATCTTCAAGTTCTTTCTTAGATGCAAGGTTTCCTACCGAGTCGATCACGATGATAACCTTCTCACCACGTTCCAGACCTTCAAGTTGACCAACAACGTCAAACTTCAACTGTTCAACGTCGACGATCGGAGTATGCAACACTCGTGCAGTATCGATACCAAAGGAATCGAAGTATGCCTGAGGCGTGCCGAACTCAGAATCGTAGAACAACATGACCGCATCCGGATACTTGTCCAGATACGCTTTTGCCATCAGCAAAGAGAACGCAGTCTTGAAGTGTTTAGAAGGACCAGCAAGAACCGTAAGACCACTGGACAAACCACCATCGAGTTTACCACTCAATGCGACGTTGACCATTGGAACAGCGGTAGATACTTGATCTTTAGCGGTGAAGAACTTGGATTTATTAAGTTCTGATGTAAACTCAATCTTTGAGTTCTTTTTAAGTTTTTGCAAGAGGGACATTATATAATTCTCCTAAGAATAATAATCATTATAACATATTATCGACATTTTGGCAAAACATTTCTGGAGTCATTGCCTTGTCATCAACGTAGTATGTTGATGAATAAGGTTTACCATACCGAATCTCGTCATATGGGACTTTGTGTTTCTCCAACCATTTCTCTGTGATTTCACCAATGTCAAAGATGACCTTGGCAATGTTGCCGTCATGGGTTAAAATACGACGACTGGATGAGATCGTGATGTGATAACCAGCATCACGAAGTTTCTGCATACTCTCGATCACAGGAACATTAGGCGCAGCACGACCATACTTATCATAAGAATCAGTCTTGTCGTGATTTGGAAAGCAAATAGTATCGTCTAAATCAAAGACTATGGAACGACGACTTGTCACAGAAATACTCCTCAACACGTTTCATTAATCGTTTCTGACGCATATGGTTATCAGAATGTAGTGGGACGCAAGATGCAAGTAATACGACAGAACCCTTGACTGCGAGACCATAGTTGATACCATACTTTTTACACATCTTCTTGAATATCGCATTCATTTCATCACGACGAGTATACTCTACGTCTGCAACGATATGATTATAACCCAAGACTAGGTCATGAGCAAGCTTCGCCCAGTCGTATAAATTATCCCCTAGAGTTCCATCAATGGTTCCATACTTACCACGAGGATCGATAAAAGAGAACTTATCATTCTGAACATTATATAGGATATTTCCAAGATGCAAGTCACCATGCATACACGGGACGGGTTCACAGTTCTTGTGAATCTGCAGCGCATATTGCCCGATCTGATCCTTAATCTCTCGAGATAACGGAACGTTCTTTAGGCGAGATTCGGTCTTATCAATCCAGATGCTTTTGCAGTTGGAACTGAATGTATAGATTGCATCAGTAGTCTTGGTCTTATTCTGATGGAAGTATTCAGTCATGATATGGAATACTCGATCAATGATATATTCCCACGTTGAAGTAGGCATGTTCTCATACATCATCAAGTCTGACAACAGAATGCCTGGTTCGTATGATAAGATCAATGAGTTGGGGTTATCAATGAACCGAGGAACAAACAACTCTTGACGCCAATCAAGACCACGATACCAATTACGTTCATCATCAATGGTCTGGATCGCCTCTAGACTATGATAGTCGGGTTGTTTATGAATGAGACCAAGCTCTGCGTCATAGGTAATCTT